TCGTAGGCAACGAATTACTGGAAGACAGAGAATCTCTTGAAGAGGATGCAATCTCAGAAGAGGAGCTTCGATTAAACAAGATACTTGCTCTTGAGGTTCTTGGGCAGGAGCTTGAAGCAAAGTTTACCAAGTACCACAATAAGCGAACGGATAAGGAACAGGAGTGGGCTAAGGCTCTCTTGCAGTACAATGGGTCGGATGACTATGGTAAAGAGAAGGGAAAGATGCACGAGTCCCCGTCTCGGAGAAGAATACCTAAACCGAACATAACCAGGAGCCCTACCAATCTAGCTGTCTCCCGCATGAGAGACATACAGTTTCCTCTTGGAGGAGACTATAACTTCCATATCGAGGCTCTTATAGACCCCGAGCTTGAGGAGCTGATTGACCAGCAGCAGCAGACCTCAGAACAAGAACAGCAGCAAGCGCCAGTACCGCCTGCACCGCCTGCGCCACTGCCGCCAGACCAGGCTATACAGTTACAAGCACCTCCGCAGGAACAAAATCCAGTAGCGAGTGTTGACTCAGAGATTAATGAAGAGAGAGAAAAAGCTCTTCGTATGCAGACCCTGATTAGAAACCAGCTTGCTGCAAGCCGATACGGCAAAAAGGCACGGCAAGCAATGAGGGACTGGGCGATACTTGGAACCGGTATTCTGAAAGGTCCAGAGGAAGAAGTAAAGAAATCCAAGATGTATGATCACTATCTAGACTCGGATGGAGGACTTCAGTCTGAGCTTGTGGTAGATCATATAACCATGCCTGAAGTTTACTTCGTAGACCCGCGTCTATTTTACCCAGACCCGGGCGCATTACTTCCGGAAGACATTGAAGATTGTTTTGAAGTGCACCCCGTAGGTAAGAGAGAACTTATCAGGCTGTCAGATAATCCCCACTATCTTAGCACAAACATAAAGGCGGCTGTACTGATGAAGCCTGACGGTAACAGGCTCCAGTCTACCAGCGGCCTATTTACTTCCAGAAACGGGGACGCAGACTTTAGCAATAAGTACTTAGTGAAAGAGTACCACGGCAGTCTGCCTAAAGATGTGCTGCATCTTATGGGGTATATATCCAACGCGGATAAAGAAGATCCACTCAAAGAGTTTTTCGGAAAGGTGTTCGTGGTCCGGGGCGTAGTAATCAGAGTTTCAATGGCCCTGCTTGATGGGGACGATACTATCCCATACCACATGGCCGTCTGGGAACAGGATGATTCTTCCGTATTCGGCCACGGAATGCCTTACATGCGAGCAGATCAGCAGCGTGTAGTAGAGTCTACTTACGCTATGCTGCTCGATAATGCAGGTCTGTCAGCTGGACCACAGATCGTATTGAATAGAGATGCTATTCAACCCGCTAACAACAAGTGGGAAATAGAATCTATGAAGATATGGTATATGACTGAGTACGGAACTAATGTGCAAGACGCATTTCAGTTCGTAAATATACCAAACAACCAGCAGTCACTCATGAATATTATTGACTCTGCTATGCAGTTCGCTGACATAGAATCGCAGAGCCCGATGATACAGGCACATACCACACCGCAGGCTAATGTACCTGCAATGAATATGGGTATGGTGCTAACTGAGGCTAATGTACACCAGAGGGAACTTAGTCAGCACTGGGACGACAACATAACCATCCCCCTGATTAACAGGTGGGTGCATTATAACATGCAGTACAGTGCCGATCCTGGAATTAAGGGGAACTTCAAAGTAGCAGTTGGTGGCGCAACAGAGAGAATTGATAATCAGATTTTAGCGCAGGATATTGAACGTATCCTTGCCATGGCTTCCCAAAACCCTGACTATATGGTACAAATTAACGAGGCGGAAGCTTTCAGAAGATGGGTAGCTGCAACAAGGGCCGGCCCTTCTCTGTTAAGATCTACTCATGAGGTAAACAAAAAACTTCAAGAACGCCAGCAGGCTGCCGCAAATATACCACCTGATCCTCAGATGATACAGGCTGAGGCTGTTATGATGAGAGAGCAGTCCCGCCAAGAAGAGACACAGGCCAAACTTCAGATTGAGCAGCAATCTTCTGAGGTAAAACTTCAGCTTGCCCAAGCCGATCTACAGTTACGCAAGATGGAACTTCAGCTTAGAGCTGCTGAGTTACAGGCAAAGCAGACAGAAAAACAAATGGAACTTCAGATAGCCATGCTAACCGCTCAGAATAATGATGATATGAATCTGAGAAAGATGGACTTTGATCTTAATATTGAGCAAAGCAAGCAGGATCTAACTAGAGAATTAAAGGCTATAGATCTGGAGAAATTCAACACTGAGCTGAGCGTTAAACTTTCAGAAGGAAGTGGTATCTAGTGAACATGAGGATAGATGTGGACGTAATCGAGAAGTACATACTTAGTCGGCAGGGTATAATATCTAAAAAGATAGTAACGCCTAAGCTTGATGAGGAAGCAACTGAACTTCTCAGAGGTCGCTTTGCAGAATTAATTGAATTACGTAAAGCATTAGAATCGAATTTAGCCATCCCGGAGGGACGCAATGAGTAAACCAGAACTGGATCAGAGTTATTTAGATGAATGGGAAAGACAGTTTGGGGCTAAATCCTCTTCAGCAGAAGATGAAGTAGATCCCCCTGATAATTCTATCGAAGATAGCCTTGTGCCAGAAGAACATCATCAAGATCCATCTTCGGGTGATGCTAGTGAAGAGACTGTAGAAAAGGTAGAAAATTCAGAAGAACACAAGCAAGATAACAATAGAACTAAAGACGACGAGTATAGAGAATTTGTTAATGGCCAGCCTAGTGAAGAGCTGAAGGAACAAGCTCGTAAAATTGTTCAATCACTCAAGACATCAGACGGCAGAACATCTAGCCTCCATCGCCAGCTTAACGCAAAAGACCTATTAATTCAGCAATTATATAATAGTGGGTCTAGAGCAAAGAGGGAGCATTCGGTCCCAACATCGCCACGGCAAGAAACCGCCCAGGCACAACCGCCTGAGCTACCTGATAAAGTAAAGGCGCTCAAGCAAAAAAATCCTGCTGCTGCAGAAATAATTGAACAGATTGCAAAACATCACAGCGATCTTACCAAGAAGCAGATGCAGGAACTGATCGACGAGAGATTCGGAACTATTGAGAAAGACCGTGAGGTAGCAACTAGAGTGCAGGAGTGGAATCGTCTTGAAGAGAGAGCAGCAGATTTGTTCTCTAACGACGGTCTTACTGCTGCTGAGATCGTAAGGTCTGAAGACTTTCATGCATGGCTCGCTATAAAGCGAGTAGAAGAGCCTGGAATCTACAACCTGTATACTCAAGCTAAAGATGCTGACACGGCTTTTCTTATTCTACAGAAGTATGATCAGGAATATAAAACTGCTATTGCTTCTATGGGTTCTGGTACTCAAGAAGGTCATATTCCTAAAGGAGATGAGATTCGGAGTCGTAGAGAGAGCACCAGACAGCAGGCTAGCGGAGTTAAACCTTCGCGTATTGCTAGTAAGCCTTCTGACACAAGTTCTCTTTCATACAACGAAGAATGGAATCTGCTTTGGGGTCCTAACGGTAAATACACCAAGCAGAGAAAAAGGAGTTAATATATGTCCGTTGCAACTACTTACGGTGATATTAGCCAGCGCACTGCGGTTTATGCCGAAGGCACGATGTTGGAGTACATTGAAGCGATCATTGTGCTCGACAACTTCGCCAAGGTAAAGCCACTGCCAGCTAATACGTCAGAAACTATAGCATTTCGCCGCCCAATACCTTTCCCTATCAGCCTGACTCAGCTTCAGGAAGGGGTAACGCCTGCTCCGAAGAGAATGCGTTATGAAGACGTTCAGGTTACTATGGGCCAGTACGGAGATCTTCTTGAGGTCTCGGATCGTGTTGAAGATCTTGCTGAGGACCCGGTTCTTACCGACGCGGTAGAAGCCATGTCCCGGCAGATTGGGGAAACCAAGGAACGTCTTACTTGGGCAACCATCAACGCAGGAACCAATGTCTTCTATGGCTCCACGACAGCATCGCCCACTTCACGCACTCAAGTGAACGATAAGATTAGCCTGAACATTCAGCGTCAGGTTACTAAGTCGTTGAAAAATCAGCGTGCCATGAAGATCACCCGGAAGCTGGCTGCTGGTCCGGGGTTCTCTACGGAACCTGTAGCCCCAGCATTTGTTGCTGTGTGTCATTCGGACTGCGAAACCGACATCCGCAATTTGCCTGGGTTTACTCCGGCTGAAAATTACGCGACCGGTGCTCTCTTGCACGAATGGGAACTTGGCAAGAAGGAAGATGTTCGTTACATCGTCTCTCCTGTTTTGGTTCCGTGGTACGGCGCAGGCTCTACCACCCTTAATGGCATGACTGCTAGTAATGGAACTAACGTAGACGTTTATCCTATCGTTTACCTGTCTGAGAATTGCTTCGCCAGCATCCCGCTTCGCGGGCCTGGTTCGCTGTCTCCGTGGGTAGAAAATCCGGGTAAGCGCTCCAAGTCTGACCCGCTCGGTCAGCGTGGTTATGTTGGTTGGAAGATGTACTTTGCATCTCTGATCCTTAACGAAGCTTGGATCATCCGCGCCGAAGTCGGCGTAACTGACCTTTCGTAATCGAGGAGAATAAGATATGGCAACTTACACCCACCAATTCGCTGAGCACCTGACTCGTTCTGGTTTCCTCAGCGGTTCTGCAGGTATTGAGTATCGTACTGCGGAGTTCAACCTCACTGCTGACCAGGTAGCCAATGGGAATGTGTTCGAGTTCTTCCGTCTGCCGGCAGATGCCTTAGTGGTTGGTGTGTACCTCCACTCAGGTGCTCTGGATACTAATGGCACACCTACGCTGACTATTAACGTAGGCCATGACGGCGACACGGATGCATTTCTAGTGGGATCTTCCGTGGTCCGAGCAGGTGGCAGCGCCTCTGCTACGGGAGGTGTTCCGCTATTGCCTAGAGATCCAACCGATCCGGTACAGAATGTCAATGATCCTTGGACCATTGAAGAAGGTACTGTCATCTCGGCTAGGTTCGCCGCTGCCGCCGCAACGGCGGCTGCTGGTCGTTTGGCTCTCACTGTCGGGTACATTCGTACTCGATGAAAAGGAAGGAGGAGGGCTGCGG